CTTTAGAATTTGCATCATTTTACTGTTTGCAACAACAGTAGCAGTTTTGATTTTAGTTTGTTGCCAGAATTCAGTATCATAAATGCTTCCACCGTGATAAAACCAACAAATTAATTCTTGCAAGGCAGAGGCTATATTAGTAAATTCTTTATTAACTGAATCTGGTGTATCTATGGTATTTTTCAGATAAGCAAGAAATATTCTGTTAGCTTGATCATACATATATAGACTTGTAGCACTGATAGGTTCAAAGAAAATGGCTCTATTTCCATTTTTTAGAATTCTCCCGTCCAGTAATTTTGTAGTATAAAAACTTTTGAATTTATATTCAATTCCTTCTAGTTCTTCTACAGGAACATTTATTTCTTGGCTAAAATCTGACTTGGCATCCTCTACACTAGTTATAGTATCATTAAACAGATATCCATAACTTTGTCGATTGGTCAACGGAATTTCAAACATCCATCCGTTTTTGTGGGCTCGATGACCAGTATACATCCAATCGCCAGGTATTTGTTTATTGTGTACAAGTGCGTGATTTACTGGCATGTTGTCACAGACATTATAATCATCCCAGTTAGTTGGAAATCCTCTACAATCTATAACATAGTTAAAGTTATAACTCATGCCGTCGACAATAACATCAACATGAGTTTCATGGTTAGTTAATAGTTCAACCTTACCTTGTAGTTCGGAAAATTTAGTTGGCCATTTAGCTAGTAATCTAGGAATAGCATATTCTTTTAACTTAAAGTTATTAAAATGAATAGCAGTATTGCCGCCTAACAGTGGTCCAAGCCAGTCTTGATCTCGCCAAGATTTCCATTTAGTTCCAAATTTATATGTAGCATCAAGTTTGTCAACGTCCTCGTGCATATTAAAACCGAGTCCTGCTTCTAATGCTTGTATAAAACTTGGATTGCTACTTTCGCCTACACCTAGTATTTTTCCATTAGGATCATTGATACTAATAATTTCCCAAGTATTATCTAAATGTGCGCAAAAATAACTTAGGCTCAACACACCTGCAGACCCTAATCCGATGATTCCTAAGCGTTTTTTCATATCAATTTAAGTATTCAATCCAACCAGTAATGATATATTTGTCACCACTTAATGGTTGATTACCCCTATGAGTATGTGTAAAACCTGCCGGCCATAACACCACTCTGCCTTGTTGTGCATTTACTCGTATTTTTTGATATAAAAATTCAGTCTCGCCACCAGCTTCTACAGAATTAAGATAAACTTGAAATACTAAAAATCTATCAGAGTGCATCCTTCCCTGATTTTCATAATGCCAAAGATGATATCCGCCACCTGGTTCAGTTTTTTGAATTTTAATTCCTGTGATGCCTTGTTCATTTTTTAATCTTAAAATGCTGTAAGTATCCTGATACTCTGCATAACATTTCCAAACTCTTTCCATTATAGTTTGTATCACAGGATTTGTAGATTTCATATACAATGTATCTGGTTCAAACAAATACAATGTTTCATCTTTTTTATCGTGGGCGTTGTCTGGACGATTGAATACAAGATTTAATTTTTTTAACTCGTTATAATAGGCAATAATGTCGTCACATTCTTGAGGAGAAAATATATTATCAAACACTCCGATAAAATCATCCCTTACCATTTGCTTCTTCCTTTAATGCTTTTTCTGTTAATTCAACTAGTCCGTCAATGCTGACTATGAATTTAGTTATGTGATCAACATCTACTGTAGCAATTTCTCTACCTGGTACGCAATGAAATGTAATAAATTGTGGTTCGTCTACTTCAGTACCATTGATATTACATTTTACCGTTGGTAAATTAGTTGGCAATTCTCCATAACCCTCGCCTGGATTTACATTTGTAGTTCCTATCATTACATAATCTTTATCGTCTTCAGTCCAGAAAACAATTACTTCTCGATCTGCTAATAATGTTTGTATCCATCGTCTTAGCTTATATCGATCTTTATCAATTTTGGCATCTATGTAACTATCTCCCTTAGGCTGTCTATTTTTTACAGTATAGGTTGCATACGAATTTGAATTTAGTTGGTTTAACATTAGATCTCCTCGGATTCCCAATCACTATACCAAGACCTTAAATAGTGATATTGATTAGGAAATATTGTTTTTGCTAGGTTAACTCTTGCAGTGTGTGAATCTAAAAAATATTTACTATATTGTTTTTGTTTAGGAGTTAAATTACTGGTGACATTTTTATAAGCGCCGCCAGCATGCAACATAGTAAACCATTGAAAAGTACAAAACATACTGTTTGGTTTTAAGAAAATATAAGGCAATGGACGTTCTAAAAATACATTTAATATATCTTGTACTTCTTTAGGTAAATCAGAAATTTTCATTTTTCTGATATCTTGCCAGAATTGTGTGTCATTTTTGCTACTGAAATAATAGTGTGCCCATACAAACGCAAATATTTCAGTAGTCATTTCATAAAAACCAGCATTAAGATTTTTTCTGGCGTAATCATTCCAAACATTTCCATTTAGATTTAACACCTCAGCAATACTTTGTACTGTGGCTGTTGTAAAAGTTATACCGGTTGCTTCCAGTGGTTCGATAAAACCAGCACTTAGTCCGACTGCACAAACATTTTTTACAGCGATTTCTTTATGAACTCCACACTTCATTTTAAGGTGTTTAGCTGGAGCATTAAATTCTCCAATACTTTCTCTTAATTCTTGTTCAGCTTGTTCAGGAGTCAAATGCTTACTGCTATACACGTATCCATTACCAATGCGAGTAAACGTAGGAATAGTCCAGCGCCAGCCTGAAGTCATTGCGGTTGACTTAGTATAAGGGTGCATTTCATTCACAGGATCCTTAAATTCTGTAGGCATTGCAACTGCACTATCACATGGCAACCAAGGAGCATAACTTGTAAAAGGAGATCCTAATGTTTTTTCTATTAATAAACTAGAAAATCCAGTGCAATCTAGATATAAATCTGCTGTATATTCTTTACCGTTCTGATCAACTAATTTTGATATACCATCTTTATCTTGTTGGATATCTGTAATCCTTGTATCAACGTAAGTAATTTTATCTATAATAATATTTTTAATAGTTTTGATAATATCAAACGCATTGAAATGAACAGCGCCGTAGCTTTCGGGTCCAGAGCCATGGTTAGCATCTAGATATTCGTCATACTTACTACTAACATTGGCTTTAGCTAGTTGGTATGCAGGGTGCCAGTCTCTTACTTCACTATAAGGTCTGTCTACAAAATAATCGCTTGTGAATAAACCTTGCCCTATCATACAGTTTGTAGGAACATCGTTGTCTACAAAATACGGTTCTTCGTTAAATCCCGAAATTTCAACTCCATATTTGAATACTGCCTGACTTGATTTCATCCAGTCTTTTGGAGGAATTCCAGCTTCATATAAAAATCTAGCAGTAAAAGGTTGTGTTCCTTCGCCTACTCCGATGGGACCAGCACTAGCATCTTCAATTAAAACTATTTCTGCTGGTATATTAAGATTCTTAACCATATAGGCCGCAGTTAACCATCCACTTGTGCCGCCACCAAATACTATAATTTTTTTAATTTTTTTAATCATTTAGTCTCCTTATGACGGTAACAAACACCCCATTCCACCAAGCATTGGGATCTTCTAAGTCATTTAACATTAATTTTTCATAAGCTACTTCAAAACCTGCCGCTTTTATACCTGCTTTTGCGCCTGCTACAACTGACGGCCAATTTGCATCATCAAATACTACTATGGCTTCATCTGTCAATGCCGGTGCATAATGTACTACTGCACGTTTTGTAACTTTTTCATCGTGGGGACCATCATAGAACATCATGCCAACCGAATTAGCAAAAGGTGTTACATCTACATCAAATAGATCTTGATCTATAATACTTATTTGTGATTTTCCTTTGTACTGTTCAAAATTTTTGATAAAAGTGTTGATACTATTATTAGGCATAGTAACTTGCCCGTTAGCCGGTTGTATATTTTGTTGCCAATTATCTATGGCAATAGCCCTAATAGGGTTATTTTTTAATACTGCACAAAATGTTGCACCCTGTGCCGCACCAATTTCTAAATATGTATTTACACCCTGCGCTAGTAAATTTAGTAAAGTTTGCACTCTAATACTGGTCAATCCTGGGGCATTGACACGGACAGTTGGTACTCCTGATCGTAACACACAATCGGCGGCATGTTTTACTAGTTCTGAAAACTCTATATCAGATTTTTTTTCATACACTTTGTCACAATAATTACAATCCCAACATTCAAACCTACATGTTTTAATTTTATTTCGCCATATATTAATAGGTTTTTCAACAAGATTAGTTTCTTCTAAATATCTTTCAAACCCTGGATATAAAAATTCTTCACCGGCTGCATATCTACGAACAATTTCCATAGTTTCAAACAATCTAGTTATGCCTTCTCTACCATGCATTTTAATACTATCTATCCCAAGATCGTTAATAAATTCGTCCCAGTCTTCTCGCCAAGGAGTAAAATTAGCTTGTTTAAGAAAGATAGACGAATCTTGTACATTCCAGTTAGGACAACTTACACGGCTAATAGTATCATTAAAGTATTGCGGACTGTTTGCATCTTCTCTTGCATTGTTAAAATGAAAGTGTTCTTCCATCATACTACATCCGCCAGCACACCCTTCATTTGCCAACAAGCTAATTGCTATATCTTTACCTAATGTTTTCTTAATATATTCTTTTGCTTTTTTTATTTCTCGTAAACGATCGTGATCTCTCATCAAATCTCTATCAAGATTTATATAATCAAAACCGTATTGTGCTAGATTAACTACTTCCTGTGCGGTAGTTACTTCTCGTAATATTGTATTTTTAACATAAAGGTCAGGAAATGCGGCTTTAATTTGTCCTGTTGCCATCCAGTGTGTATGAGGAATCGTCGCACTACGTATACCGGCATCATATAATGTCTTAAAATTTTTAATAAAGATATCTAGATTTTTTTGTGTAGGTGCAACTTGTATATTATTGAATGTTGCACTAATTGGAATACCCAAAGTTCTTTGTATATATAGTGCTGTTTCAATAAGATGCGACTGATCTTCTTGTATAACAAATACATCGCCCATCGCATCTTGCATGAATGGTGCTATGCGACTGGTAAAATAAATGTCACGAATGTACTCCTTATAATCAGATAAGAATTTATAAAACTGATTAAATTGATCAACATTCAGTTTTGGATTAATTGGGATACTAAAAATTTTGGACATAAACAGCCGTAAAAAAAGATGCTATCTTACTTAGTATAGCATCTTTCTTAATTTTATAGAAGTGAATTGGTTAGAACCCTTCTCCGTCATATTTGAATTTAATATTGATAATTGGAACTTTAGTCTTAAATTGTGTATAACCTGTTTCAAATTCAAAATAAGTACTCATAAACATTTGCGTAATATTCAAATCGTTTGTTGGCAGCTGATCAATAGCTGTTGACAAAGCTGCCAATTCTACCGGATCTTTACGGTGACCGTGATTACGGATTTGTAACTTCATTATTTCTCTAAGTAAAGTACAACTATTAATTTTGTCTTCTTCTGTTAAATGATAATAGAATTTTTTACCATCGTTTTCGGTGTAGTTAACACCCGTTGGGCCAACAAAATCTTCTCTTTTCATAGATTCAGTAAGTTGTTTGACGATAGCTACACCATCATTAGATGGAGCTAACAGATCACAATCAGCTACTTCTTGAGAAATTTCTGTGTAGGATAAATCAAATAAATCAACAGTTGTTTGATCTTCTGGGGCAATATATCCTATGACATAAAACCAAAATTTACCATAGTCTTTAAGTTGTTCTATTTTATGTCTTTTAGATTCATATAGAATATACATTTAACATATCCTTGACTTCGTCATTTTTTGTTGTTTCTGTGTTACCTAGATTTGTTTCTGTTGCCTTAGGCATTAATGTTTGTTTAGGTATCAACAGATCTCCATTATTGAAAGAAAGGCCTGCAGATCCATGTTTATGTGCCTGATCCTGTAATTCTAACAGATAATTTTGAACTTGCATGCTAAAATTTGTAGCTAAGGCAAATGTCTGCGCTTGTTGCTCGGGATTCATGCTAAGAATAGCATCCATGTTACCACTATTGATTTTTCCATAAAATAATATATCGCAAGATGCTTGTTTTGCTAATCTATGTGTCCATAGCAATTCTTCGTAGATATCTTCTTCATCAGTGTTGATAATATCTGCATAAGTTCTTCCGCTATTATCTGGCAATAATGCTTCCGGACTTGCTAAAAACTCATTAATTAAATCACAATACAGCTGGCGCTCTAAATACCAACCTTCAACAATACGGCGACTGCGTGTTAAATCTCGTGTTAACTTTTTAATTTCAAGTTTTGCCAATCGCTTATCTAGTTCATCTACAGCTTCTTGCGCAATCATTTCATGACGAGCGATATCAATTTCCCATTGTTCCATTTTATATTCGAGATCTTCAATACCTTCTTCTCGACTTTTTAATTCCATTAAAAATTGACGATATTTGGCATATATTGTAACCTGTGCTTGACCCACAAACCAACGCATTTTGAATTTTGGATTGGTCCATTCTTTGTTCAATGCTTTAATAACATGTTGTTTATCGGTTTCAGACAACATACTAGTGTCTGATTGCAAATCTACTGTTACGCTTCTGTCATTAAATTGTTTGATCCTGTCTATCATAAGTTCCTCGTACTAAAATTGTAGAATATTTAGTAGATTAATCTCGCCAGCAACAAGTTCCTGAACTATTTCCTGGGTGGCCGCCTTTGGCTTCTAAACTAGCATTAGTGCCGTAACCAGCTTCTGTAGCATAGATAAACTTGTATGCAGTGTTAACGTGACCGGCTGGGCCGTAGAATCCAACACAATACCCCCAATCTTGACCAGTCATATGGTTTTCTTCGCCTGAGTTATAGGGTTTAGCGCCTGCGGCATCAACTGTAGTGTTAGTACTTTGAACAGTTCTGCGCCAGTTAGTACTTGGACAACCTTCTCGACCACCATAAGCGTTGATTTTACCTTCCATAATCTTACCTTGATTATCACCAGAGCAGTTTGTACCTCCACGACTTGTAACACTACGAGTAGCATAAGTCATATTATAATTTTGGCTCATCCAAACACCGTAACCGTCCCAGCTATTACCAGTTAAACTATTACCTCCCGGACAACTAGTTGGAGCAGTATAACCCTGTTCGGTTGATAGGTTCATTTCATAACAAGTTGCACTTGCAGGACTTGTACACCATGCAAAGTAATATTCTTGACGTAAGGTAGAACAGTTGTTTTGACTTACAGGATAACTACGTGAGTAACCAGCAGTGTTAGCTGTTTCAGTGCGCATATTAAATGCAATAACGTTACTGGCAGCACCGCAATGAGTTCCAGCCGCACCAAATGTAAAACTGCGTGTATAGTTGTGTGCGCTCATTTGATAATTATGGGCAACTTCTTGATATCCTGCAGATCCTAAGTCGATAGAAGTGTCTGTTGAATTTGTAACGCGGCAAGTAGTTTGCCAAACTGCACTATTGGCATAACCAGCTTGTAGATATGTTGTAGTAATAACTTGACGATATGCATAAGGCACACTCAAGTTAATACTGTAAGTACGATCCGTAGTATTAATGCCAAGTGCATCGGTAGCGCGAACTTTGAATCCGTAAGCGGTAGACGGAACTGGTTGTCCTGAATACAATCCGCCCGTTGGTGGATAATTCAATATCATACCATTATTGTAACCTGGATTTGAGTTACTGTTAATTGGTATAGTTCCGCTCACTGTTCCAGTACTTGCAGTAAATGTAAGTCCACTGGGCAACCCTCCGCTGATATATTGCATACCAGTGTAACCATAACTAGTATTATAGGTACCAGTAAATGTTATAGGACTATTAGCTATAGCGTTTGAATAACTGCTTGCTAGAGTTATTTGATTGCTGGTTAATACAGATGCAACATAATATGTTCCTGGATATAATTGTCCAAATACATAATTATTAGAACCAGTGCCGCCGCCAGGCAGCGTGATTGTAAAGTCACTACCTTGGCTCATACCACTTGTATTGCCGCTGATAGTAACTGTAGTTCCGCTCACACTACTAATTGTGCCACTAGTTGCATTTGGAATGCTATATGTAATTGCACCTTGTCCGAATGGATCAAATGCTACACGTTGCCCCGACACACTAGAAATACTAAGAGGGTAATATCCAGATGGGTAGCCTGGTGGAGTAGTTCCTGAACTTACCCAGGCGCCGGATGATACTGTCATAGTTCCGATGGATCCAGCCGCAGTGCTTGCACTGGTATCTATTGGTGCAACTCCTGGGTGAGCGCCGCCAAGTCCTTTTAACTCAACACTTCCTCCCACGGTACTTGTAATTGGCATTCTTATTCTCCTAAATTATTGATTATCCGTATTCACTGATCTGACCTAACACATAGTTAGGAGTGGCTGTTGCATTGACAATAAAGAAAGTGGCAATGTTAACCTTGTTGGCTGTACCGCTTGGAGTAATACCAGCTGGCCATGTAATACTTGCACCAGTTCCGTTTATTGAAACTGAACTTGGAATATAAGGTGTACCACCTTGTACCATAATCAATGTGATTGTAATAGTTCTTAATAGTGTGCTAGGTACGTTAGTAAGTGCAAGCGTAAAGTTTGAACTCATACCTGTCACATAAACAATGTCTGAAGTATTATAGTTCAAACTTACTGTACCTCCTGGACTTGCCGCAGTTACCAACACTTCAGTAGTTTGTTGTAATGTTGTTAATCCGCCAGCAGTAAAAGTCATGTTAGTAATAGAACCAGTTGTTGCCGGACTAATTGTTACTTGACCAGAACCAGTTGGACTAAGTGTTACGTTAGCATTAGCTGGGCTTAATGTAACTGTTGAACTAGCACTTAAAGTACTCGCAGTTAAACCGCCTCCAGTTCCTGCCATACATACATAATATGTTCCATCAGAAAATATTGAAACTGTACCAGTTGGGAATAGTGTAAGACTAGTTGAATTTGAACCAATACTGCCTACAAAGTTTGCCGAAGAACTTAGTGTGACCGAATATGACGAGTTATTAAAAAAGGTCTGTGTAGTACCGGGAAAACTTGCCGGTGCTGGCAAGGTAATAGTAAACGTTGCAGAAGTTGTCGATGAAATTTCTGTATACAGTCCTTGATAAGGTGTTGTAATTGTTGTGTTGCTATTTACGGTTTGAATCAGCCCTGTAGCTGGTGCAAAAGCCATAGGCAACTGCGTATTATATCTTGCCATTTAATTTCTCGCTTATGATGTTGATGTCTCGATTCCCCAAACGTTAAAATTAACGCCTGAGTTACTTGCGTAACCCACAATGTTTAATTGGTTACCTACAACAATTCCAGTACGCTCTAATACACCTGAACCTACAATGGTTGAATTAAATTCAATATATTCGTAAGCCGCTGGAGTGGGGGTAGCACCGCCAGAAGTTGAAATTGCTAAACGAACAGTTACCGGTGTAGTATTGGTGTTAGTAATACTGATGTTGTAGATACCATAATATCCCAACGGTGCTGTGTAGATTGTACTCAATGTTGTTGCATTGGGTGATACTGATGCTTGACGTCCTGTTGCCATTTTATTTCTCCGTTATTTTGTCATAAAGTATGCTAAAGACACAGGGCTGCCGTCTAAGCCACCTGTGAAGTTAATTTTTGCTGTTACAATGATTTGTCCACCTGATGTAGTTGTAATGGTATTACCACTCAACTGGATTACACCCGCAGTCAACGTATTTACGTTCAATGTACTTGCTCCACCACCAATTTGACTGGTAATGTACGATTTGATAGCTTTTTGTGTTGGAACAATATTATCGCTGTTAGCTGTAAAGTATGGATCTGTCGAGAACTGTGTAACAGTCGCAGAACCAACACCTAAACTCACAGCACCCAACTGCAACGATTGTAATCCTGACAAGTTAAACGCACTAGCGTTCAATGTAGCAGTACCAGTTGCTTGCTGAACTCCGAATAATCCACCAACGTTAAAGTTACCGTCTTGGTCAGTGCTGGTATAGAACACACGACCGCCTCCCAATCCATAAGTTTGGTTAGCTTGGATTGCATTGGTTGTAATAACGTTTGGATAGTTAGTTTGTACTTGATTGCCAGTACCAATGTACAAGAAATCGTGTCCAGTTAAACGAACCTGACTATATTTCAATCTTGTGGTTACTGTATCACCGTGTGGTGGTGCTAACAAGGTTGTCATATTTGGATTAATCTGTAGCTGTGCTGTATAAGCACCTGCTATTCCTAATACGTTTGTAACTGTAACTAATTTATACCATACGCCTGGAATAGTACCAAACTGAATGTTCGAACCTGGTGTTGGTAAACTAAACAAGTTAGCTACGTTCAAATAGCCGCCTGTTTGGAATAAATCAGCATATCCATCGCCTAGTGTACTTGCACTTGCAGTAGAATTGCCACTACCCCTATTGCTAAAGCTAGGATTGGCTAAAGCTCCATCACCTTGACGTGGATTTACTGCCGCTACCAGTACTTTGTTAGGATCAATTTGTGTAACAATAGAACCTGCACGATAAATCATACCAGTTGGTGCAGTCGTAGTTAACGATACTGCTGTTGTACCATTTTGTGTTGCAGTAATTTGGAATGATGATGCAGTAATACTACCCCACAATACATAATATAATGTACCAGCTGTAATGCCACCTGTAGTTTGATTGAATATAACTGGTTGTCCATTTACCAAATTAGTTGTGTCATCAACTGTAATTACATTAGTGCTGATAGTGGTTGCTGTAACGTTTCCTTTAGGGAAGTTACTACCTGGTTCAATTAAACGAATTTCGCTTATTGCACCAGCAGTTACTTTCATACGTCCCAATGGTGTTGCACCAGCTCGAGTACTTACTGCTGTAGTTGTATTTGTAGCACTACTAATAGATACCCAAGTTGGTTGCGCACCTAAAGTTGCACTAATTGGATTACCAAATACTGTTGAACTCCAACTATTGTAAGAACCTAACAGTTGTGTACTCCAGTTAATACCGTCTGGACTTGTAGCCGCATAATTGTTACCAATCACCGCAGTCCATGCACCTGTATCATTTATTAATGTTACTACTGGTGATAATGTAGGACTTGCACTTAATGTTACCTGATTAGTATTGCTGTTGATACTTGCAATATAATAAGTAGCACCTGATGATAAATTACCTAATATGTTACCCGCAGTAGATGCCCAACTACCAGTTTGTGTTACTAGTGTAAAGTTACTGGTTGCACCATAAGTTGTTGCTAAAGCAATTTGGTTAGTACCTGATAAAATTTCAGTAATGTAATACGTATTACCTGAAACTAAGTTACCAAATACACTACCTACAAGTGCTGTCCATGCACCGCCTGAACTATTACCAACTACAAAAGTAGATCCACCAACTGTAGTACTAATTGTAATTGTACCGTTTGTTCCTGGTGTTGGAATACTTGTAATGTAATAAGTTGTTCCAGCTGATAAGTTACCAAATGCGGCACCAGCTATCCATGTCCATGATCCTGTAGCATTTGTTAATGTAAGGTTAGCACCACCATAACTAGTACTGATTGTAATTGTACCGTTAGTTCCTGGTGTTGGAATACTTGTTACATAATATGTACTACCGCTAGTAATACCACCAAATACTGAACCAGCAGTTACTGATACACTTTGACCAGTTGTATTAGATACTGTAAAATCGCTAGTAGCTCCTGAACTAGTACCAACTGCAATTTGGTTGCCAATAATCTTAGTAATATAATATGTACTTGATGTTAGCAAGTTGCCTACGTTTGTACCCACTGTGAATGATTCACCAACAACCATACCGGTTGTTGTGTTCAATGTAATCAAATTACCAGTTCCAGTTAATGCCTGTTGTGATCCGCTTGAACCCACTGTTTGGCTTACACTTACAGTCCATTGAGAACCAGCACCTGAACCACTAATATTAGAAACAATATATGTTCCAGCTACAGTTGTTGAACCAGTTAGAACTTGTCCAACAGCAACAGTACCTGAACCAACTGAACCAACAAATAGGGTAGTTCCGCTGATATAAGCAACCATTGTAGAACTACTTGGAGTAGTTGCTGTCAATGTAGTTGTTTGTGTGACTGCTGTAAACACAATACTTTCGCCAACTACAAGTCCAGTAGTATTGCTTACTGTTATCAAGTTGCCAGTACTAGAAGTTGCAGATATCAAACCACTTTGTGTTACTGCTGTAAAGATAATACTAGTGCCAACAGACATACCTGTTGTACTAGCAACCGTTAGATAATTATTTGCACTATTTACAACCGACAATGTAGTATTAACTGAACTATATAAGAACGATATTGGCTCGCCAATTGTCATACCTGTAGTGCTACCAACTGTAACTAAATCTAATGTACCAGTAATAGTTGCTGAGGTCTGAGTTTGAGTGCTTGCACCAGTTGGGCCTGATAAGTTATAACTTGTGCCAGTTGAAGAAACTTGCGCACCTGCACTACCAACTGTTTGACTATTAGTTACGTTATAACTTGTTCCTGTAAATGTTACTTGAGAACCGGAAGTACCTACTGATTGACTATTATTCAAATTATATACAACACCAACCACTGAAATAGTTCCTGTTGGGGTTCCTACCGGAATGTTTGCACCAGCAACGGTGTATGTACCACCACCGCCCGAGCCGCCTGAACCAAATGCAGTAATATATGTACCTACTGGAATACCAGTACCACTTACCATCTGTCCTACTGCAACAGTACCAGATACTGACCCTAATGTTAAAGTTGAACTGGTTAAACTGCCGCCGGTAGCAGAAAATTGTGTATTAGAACTAATATAAGTATTAGCACTTGTGCTGCCGCCAGTAATTAACATGTAAGTATTTGGTGCTCCACTATTAATTACTACCGGAGTTAATAATGTACCGCTAGTACCTGAAGAACCATTGCTAATAAAACCAGTAATTGATGCTACGTTTATAGCAGTTATGTATGTACCACTTGCATAAGAACCTCCAGTTATGGTCATTCCTATACTTGGAGCGGTACCGCTGAATACTGTCATCAAAGTAGTGTTAATCATACTGTTGAATGAAACAGTATTTGTACTTTGAATATACGTACCAGCAACAATACCGCCAGTACTTGTCAATAGCATACCATTAGTCAATGTACCAGTTGAATTGCTAGCTGTTAAAACACCATTGGTAATAATAGCACCGCTTGCGCTGGTTGCAGTTGAGTGAGTTGTAGCTGTAGCTGTTGGAGATTCTGTTACACTTGTTGGAATTAAACTGTTACCAACGTTTAAGTTGCTAACGCTGTTTAATGTTACCAAATTACCACTTGCGCTAGTTGCAGTCAATGTTACTGATGCAGGGCTTGTAGCTACTGCCATAAATTGACCTTCACCGTAACGTACTTTGCTCCAGTTTTGTACATAAGGTAAACCTACACTTCCTGCATTAGTACTTGCATACCATGTTGTACCTTGATTATAACTATAAGCAACTGTGTTACTACCGCTAGCTACTGCAACAAAACGTCCGTTACCGTATGTAATACTTGTCCATGTAGCGGCACTTGGTAAAGCTCCGCCTAACGCCCATGCAACACCGTTTGTGCTCAATGCTGTTACTGTACTACCACTTGCGATTGCAATAAAATAACCATTACCATATGCAACTGCTGTGTAGGTTACTGTACCAACTGCTGTTCTGTTAATCCAGCTAGCACCATCTGCGCTTGATGCAATCGCTGGGCTAGTACCAGTACCACCAACTGCCACGTAAATACCAGAGCCATAAGCCAATGCTAAGAAATTAGAAGCAGGTAATGAGCTAGATGACCAAGTAGTTCCTGCTATTAAGTTAGCTACAGTAACGTTTGCGGCACTAGTAGTTCCGCCGGCAATTGCCACAAATCTAGCACCAGAATCTACGATTGTTACAGTTGGTTGTGATGTGTATCCAGTACCGCCTGTTGAAACAGATATAGATGTAACACCAGCATTAGTTGTACTTGCAACTGCCGTCGCTTGAACACTTGCGCCGCCACCTGTTACTGTTACTTGTGGATTATAGTAATTTTGTCCATAGTTAGTAACTACAAAACTTGTAATAATACTAGTTACTGCGGCCACTGCTGGAGCACTAGTATAACCTGATCCAGTTACAGTCATTGTAACTGATTGAATCACACCATTTAACACAGTAGCAACTGCGGCAGCATTTGAACCGCTACCACCTGTAAATGTAATTGTTGGAGGACTACTGTAATTAATACCGCCATTTGTAACAATTACGCTTACAACTTGCCCAGCTGTTAATCCTGAACCTAATACTGCTGTAAATGTTGCTCCAGAACCACCTAAGCCTCCAACGATTGCGGTTGCTGTTGCTCCATAACCGCCACCATAAACTAGATCTACCCAGTTTGAGCTACTTGGCATTGCTCCACCAGCATTCCATGTTTTGCCATTTGAGCTGTATTGTGAAGTAGTAGAGTTTTGACCTACTGCTACATAATATCCTGCACCGTAAGCAACTGTTGGATATGTACCAGCAGTTTGTAGTGTACGTGGTGTACTTGTAAATCCTGGACTTGAATATTGAATACGAGGTTCAACAATATAGTAAGAAGTTACATCTAGTGTGTTAGTAATAGTTGTTCCTGGAACAACATGATCCCAACCAGCTACATACATTGGATAATATGCTGTAGCAGTTGCACTAGCACTACCAGTTGCAGTAATTGTAACTGGTGTTGAATTAAATGCACTGACACTAACTGCAAATGAGCTTCCTGACAAATTGTTCCCTAATACATAGTACACTTGTCCTGCGTTAATACCATTGAAACTAGAACTAAAGGTAACCATCTGTCCAGCTACAAATGTATTTGTAGCAGTTATCAAATTATTTGTACTAGCTGTTGCAGTTACAGTTGCAGTAGCTTGTGATACTGTACTTGATAAAGTTACTGCTGAACCGCCAGAAGTTGTGCTAACTGCAAATTGTGTTGATGAGAAGTTTGCACTAATAATATAATATAGAGTACCAGCTGCCAAAGAACCTGTAGCTATGCCAAAATAAACTGCTTGTCCGACATATAATTGAGCTGTGCTTGATACTGTAATTAAATTATTAGTTGTTTGTGTAGAAATAATCTGTACAGGTGGAACACTATCTCGTATCACAGTAGCTATTTTACTTGCATTGGTATAAGTCAAAATATTTGCATATTGGCCAACACCTAGACCTGCAACCAATTGAACACGCATACCATTATATGCTCCAGATAATGCAGTATCTGTTGCGGCTAATGATATAGTATATGGTCCAGATAATGTTGTACCTTGCGAAGTATTACTAACTGATACATAACTTGATCCTCCAACACCTTGACCATTATTTAGGTCAATTAAGCGAGTTTCAAAAATAGCGGCATCACGGAATTCATCTTGAACTGTAGCCGCATTGTATCCTGAACCACTGATAGTTGTTGAAGAATTAGTATAATTTATACCTGCATTAACAAATTCTAAACGTAAAATTTGTGTAGTTCCGTCTGTAACAGTATTGGTAATTTGAGCTTGATTATAGTGATTATTTACAGTACCTACTAATGGTATTTCAAATGTATCAGTAGCTTCGGCAACAACACCATATACACCATATGAACTGTTACCATTAGTTGCTCGCATACGTCCGCCTAGCTCGGCTAAGTAACCTGCCCAGCAATAGTAATTAAACACTGAAACAAGTTCGGCTAATGCACCAGAACCAGTAGTCCACCAACCGATACCATCACTAATAATACATGTATAGTCGTTAGAAACCATAGACTTATTACCACCGGCGTGTAGTGCAGAATCAACTTTAGCACCGCTCACGCCATATCCAAACATTGTACAGTTTTGTACGTATGTTGAACGTGTGTTAACCCATGCATTACTATCGTTTGGTCCAAATCCTGGATCTAAACTTGTATATGCTCCGCCCGTAATACGTTTTGTACCATAAGCTAAACTTGGATTAGTTAATGTACCAGTTAATCCATTCATAGTCATGTTACGTACACCGCAAGCATTACGTACTAACCACATGTTACTACCGGCAGATCCGTAAACTGAATTTAGTAATACGTTTGCATAACGCAGACTTCTATAATTTCCTGTATACTGCAAATCAAGTATGATAGCATTTAAGTAATAGCTGATATCACTTTGAGTTCCGCTAACTTGGAAATAATAACTTGCAGTCAATGTTGGACTTGCTACGTTAGTTAATACTACTGTTGAATATGTAGATCCTGTATTAGCATTTAGATATCCTTCAGCTGTTGTAATTGTAAATGTAGTAGTACTTGGTACACTTGCAACATAGTAAATTGTACCAGTAGTAATTCCACCTGCACTTGTTCCTGCAAATACTACAGGATCATTTACCACTAACGAATGAGCAGAACTAGTTGTAATTAAGTTACCAGTACTAGACAACGAACTTACGGTCCATGAGTAAGTTACATTATACCATGCTACAATTTCTGCTTGCAAGAATGGAATATTAGCACGTAAGATTTCAGCACCATTAATTATACCTAAATTATTGTTATAGGTAACTGTACCATTGACTTCAGGGCGTACATACTGTCCGTTAGTCAACATAGCAATAACTTGATAGATACTGTTAGTTGCAGATGTTAATTGAGCAGAATATGTTGCACTAGATAATGTACCTGCAATTAATGTTTGCAAATAATTTAATGAAGCAATAGTTGCAGTTTTTTCGTAACCAACAACTTGATAATCTTGTGTTCTGTTGTAAGCACGACCCGCTTGAACAGTTGCAAAATTACTACCAGTCACTGCATCAAGCATTGCAGCCAATGTTACATTGAATGTATCTCGGCTTGCATAAGTTTGATTATATGTTAATGCTGGATAGTTTGTATTTAGGAATGTAATAACACCTGATGTGGCCGCTGTTACACTAACTCCAGTAACTGTACCAGTAGTAGTTGCATTGCTTATTACATAAGTTCCTGTACTACCAGAACCAGTTCCTAATGCAGTAATAGTTGTTCCGCCAACAATACCGGCACCAGTTAACTGCATACCTATAGCAATAGTTCCCGATGCAACTGCTGTTACGTTAATAGTAGTTGTACCGTTTAGACTAGCTGTAAAGGATGCTGTAGCACCAGTTTGATAATTGGTAATATTTGCGGTTACTGTTTGATAAGCATTTAGAGCGGCACTACTTGCCCAACCAATATACGGCATGTTAAGTGCTTGAACTACCAATGACAAACCAGTGCCGTTAGTAAATGAAGACAATGTGCTACCATTATAACTTGCATTTAATGTAAATGTACTAGTTGTTGGGGTGCTTGCGACAAAATAAGGAGTTCCAGAACCAATAATTGTTGATACAAGACCGTTACTTGTAGTTTGTGGGATAATAATATCGCCAACACTTAATCCATGATTAGCTGATCCTGTTGTAACTGTGCCATTACTAATAGCTGTTGAACCACCACTAAATGTAATTGCAGTTCCAAGGAAAGCATTTAATGAACTAGTTGCAAGTGTTACGGTGGTAGAAGCTGAAGTTGTTGCGGCCACATAATAAGTTGTATTGGCAGCTAAACCGCTAGTTGTAGTAATACTTGAACCTGTAGTAAAAGGAGTGCCTTGAACATAGCTACCAGAACTAGATAAAGTTACTGCGGTTCCGTTAGTATTGGTAATTGTGTTAGTACCAGCAGCCGTAGTAAACGTATTTGTTCCAGAAATAGTTGAAATAGATAATGTTTGGGTACCAGTAGTCAATCCATTATAGATGATTGCAGTAACTCCGCCCATTAATGTAGCAAAACGTAGAGCGTCACGAGCACTTCCATATAGGCCTGCTGTTGTTGGTTTTACCTGTGTAACTGTTGACTGTAAAGGACTTGCTACTGTTGTTCCTACAATAACCGATTGAGCTAATGTAGTAATGTAGTTTAGAGAATTAGCAAATGCTGGTGTTAAACTACTAGCAATTTGTGATCCATATAATGCTGAATAATAGGCCATACCAGCATTTTGACTTGCCCAGTTACCGCCATACTGTAAGTCATAGTGTATAGCATCTAATACATACCCTGCATCACGCTGTGTTTTAGCGACTGTGTAGTTAGGATTTGTTGTAATACTTGAATAGTTAGCATTGATATATGCAATTAATTCAGCTAAGAAGAATGCACGGTTAGCTTCTAACATACCAATAGTTGCTGGAACATCTGAATATGTAGCGGCTGTAATAGCACCGGCAACAACTTGTGTAACGTTGATTACAATATCATTTGTAGAACGTACACCGCCGATGGTGTCTCCATAAATTCTTATTGTATTACCTACAGCATAATTAGTACCTGAACTGCCGCCAGTTGGTTGTATCAAATAATTATAATAACCATTACCATTTGTTGTACGAGTAATAGTAAATGTAGCACTAGAACCAGAGCCGGTAAGTGTAATGCCGCTTACTGCACTATAAGAAGTTGCTGGTAATGCTGGTTGCGGATAAATGATTTGTGGAGGAGCACTACTTACAGTATAACCTGTACTAGCATTTCCAACTTGTAAGAAGTTAACTATATCATCAATATTTGCTTGAACTTGAACAACTGCACCACTAGCCGCAATTTGCTTAACTTTATAACTTAAGAAATTAATTGCACCCAGTGTTGGAGGTAATTCACCACTACTAGCACTACGTAAATTTGTAGCACTAGTATTAGCACGATTGAATGCACGACCTGCTTGTATAGCATTAAAGTTTGAGCCATACATCATATCATATGCTAGATTGTTAACAATCAATGTAGCATCACGATTAATCAAAGAAGGATTAGTAAATGTTGTTGATTGATAATATTTGCTGACCCATACAGTTGCATCGCTGGCAATTTCTGTTACTTTGCTAGTAACCGCTGTATAAGCAGTTTGTAAAGGCTGACTTACCCAACCATAATATGGAGCAATAGTTGCATCTGCTGCCGCATTACTAATCCAATTAATAACATTCTGAACACGATCTTGTGCAAAACCTGCGGCAGCCGTAGAGCCAGCAGTACCAGTTGTAACTTGTACAATGTTGTTGCCTGACTGAGAAGATGTTGCTGTTTTTGTAACAATATTACCAATAATTACTTTTAGACGAGCTGTTAATGCATTTACATAGGCCGCAGTTTGTGCTGAAGTAATTTGCAAATTATATAATGAATAATAAGCCGCGCCAGCAATTAGACTTTGTGTATTACCACCGTATGTTAAATCATAACAAACACTATCTAAAATATATTGTATATCTCTATAACCTAAACCAATCTGACTTGCTTGACCAGTATAGCCGCTAGTACCTGGATTGTTGATCAAATATTGTAATGTATCCGATATTAGGAACTGATAATTTTGTTGAATTTGAGCAACTGCATAACCGTAACCAGTTGTATCCCCAGTTGAGTTACTACCTGTTGTAGTTGCATACGCAGTATTGGTTAATGAGCTTGTATTATAACCTGTTGGTTGAGGCATAACAATAGCTGGCTCATTTGTTAATCCGCTTGAAACTAGTTGATATAAAACAGCATAGGTATTTTGTACGTTACTTACTGCTGTTGTACTACCAGTAGAAGCCGCTGGCAATGTAGTAACTTGTGTTGCAGTATTACCACTTGAAGGAGTAATTGCAGTATTAGTTAACAAGTTTGGAATTAAACTTCTAATACGATTCAATGCTGCCTGTGCTTTTGGCACAACAGTTGCAAGCTGTGGATCAGCTTGGAATGGTTGAACAACAGTACTACGTAATTCATCTCCTACTAAAGCTGTAAAGATTGGAACATTGATTGGGAGTACTTCGTTATATGTTCCGGTCTTAATACTAATAGTAGTATTTGGTGTTGCTTGATTTGGTAATCCCGCAGTTGTACCTGCTGTTAAGGCACTAACAACTACTGATATTAAATTTTGTACAGTAGTTGTAGAGCCTGATTCAGCTGTATAACTTGTGTTAACTTGTTGCAAGGCTTTTTGTGTTTGTACAGTACCTGCAACTGTTTGACTACCAGTTGTTGTACTTGCAAAACTTACACTACCTGAACTGCTAGCAGTTACTTGCCATGTGCCGTTATAGCCTGCAGGAGTCACACCGGCTACTGTAATAAAACTTCCTACAGTAAATGCGCCGCCACTGTATGTTATAGTAGCTACCGAACCAGTACCACTTGCACCTGTTGTTGCAATAGCTGGATTCATGATAGTTTGATATGTACTAGCTAGTGATATTGTTGTATTAGACAATACATTTGGAATTAATGTATTATTCAAATAGTTTAGAGATGCTGTAAATGGAGGAATGTCAGAACTATTAACACCTGTAATATAAGAATTACCTGTAGAGGTAAAGAATGATTTAGCATTAGTTAGTGTCTTATAATTACCGCTATGTGTAAGGTCAAAAATTGCTCCTTCAATAATTAATCCTGAATCTCTTTCTGATTTTGAAGGAATATTAACATAAGTGCCAATTGTAGCGCCGCCTGTTCCTACTGTAAATACGCTACCACCGCTTGTGGTACTAATTGAAAACTGTGTTGTACTTGCGATTGCTTGTACATAGTAGGTAGTTCCTGCTACAATATTGCCAACACTTGCTGAAAAACTGATTGGCATCCCAAGATATAAATTGGTTGTTACTGTTTGTGCTGTTGTGCCACCGCCACCAACAGTTAAAGTAGTTCCTGTTGTTGAAGTTACATAAAAACTAAATTGATTTTGAACATAGTTGTTAACTTCTTTGACCATAAACTGTTTGTTCATGGTTAACAATGTTCCAGCATTGGTATTTAGATAACCTGCTTCAACTTGTTGACAAGCATAACGAACACTTGCCCATGGATTTTCTGGAGTAATACCAAAATCAGGACGATCTGTACCTTGAGCAGATGATACGTATACTACATTATTAATCAATCCAAAATACTGCCATGCTGGTAGTCCGCTTTGAACACGCAATACCTGACCTTCTTTACCGATTGGTAGTCGAGCTGGTCCAGTAGCACTATAATAGAACATGTCACCTGTCACACTTAACTGTGCTGATTCAGCACCAGCTGTTAACAAGTTCCAATATGTACCAGTTGTATCTGTTACCGGTGTATTGCCAGAACTGGCTGTATGTGCTTGAACACAGATATAACTGTTAGCACCGTATAATACAACATCTCCCAATACATAACCAGTACCGCTTGTCCAGCTCACCGCGATACTATTGTTAACTGAAGAAATTGCAGTAACAGCACCACTTGGTGCTGTAATAGTC